CCCCCATGCCGTAAGTATCCCGCACACCACGGTCGTCGGCCTGAAGCTCGTCGGACTCCGCAGAGGTCAGCTCCGGCGTCGAGTCCTCAAACTCCTGAAACACCAACATGCTCGCCCCGCCGCCCTCATAAGACTCGCGCTGCCGCCAGTTGATGAGAGAGTCCGCAGGGTACGCGCAGATCCGAATGGTGTCGTCGTCCATGATCTCCGACAGGAAGACCACACGCCCCGTACGGAATACCATTTCCGTCGCGTCCTGCCATAGCTGGACAAGAGAGTCACCCACAGGGGTCGCATCGTCCTCCATGTAGGAAAGGCCGCCTAGCCGGTACTTGGGCAGCTTCCCATGTACGATGCTCTGCCATGTCTCCAAGATCGGGCCGAGCAGCTCAGGGAACTCAGCAAAAGACAGGTAGAAGTAGTACGGAAGAGTGTTCTCCCTCTTGCCGGACGAGAGGTAGGCATTCGTGCCAGCGGAAATCCCGGGCGGAGAAGGGAGGTACTCCTCCTTCCTACTCTTGACCACTCGCTGGCCTTCAATGCCGTCATTAATCATCCGCCAGTCTTCCTCGCGGACACGGTAATCCGGATGCTTGTAATTCACGCCCACGAGATGCCCCCTAAAGCGTTCGACTCAACGACGCAGCGCCCACCGCCACCGCCGTCTCAACCACCAGCCTGTATCTCTCCTCGAAAACCACGCCCCGCTCCGTCTTCAGGTAGCCCGCCAGAAGCATGATCTCGTACGACTCGTCTTCAACCTCCCGGTGAAAGTGGTCCTCGTCCGCCACCCGGGCCAAGGCCAACAGCCGGTCACGGAGGTACCTCTTGACCCGGCCCCGCGAGCCGTTCGCCAAGTACTTCTCGTCGTAAGCCGAGGCCGCACGGTAAATCTGCCGTGTAACCTCGTCCACGACATATTCCAAAGCAAGCTCCTGTGGCGTCAGACGGCGAACATGCTTCACCTTCTCGCCAGAAGAGCCAATCACCGTAGACCTCTTCTTCTCCCAGCGATCGACATCCGCGTAGGTCGGCATATCGAATATTCCTCTTTTCTTCAACCCGCCCGTTGACAGACCCGAATCGCCGGGAATTATGAGACAAGCCGCCCGCCAACCGAAAGAAAAATCGATGAATGACTTCAACCATCTCGATCAGCGTATCACGAGGGTAGAAGCCCATTACGAGTCCCTGAGCGCCTCCCTGCACTCCGGGTTCGCGGAAATCAAGCAGATCATAACCGCGAACCAAGGGCAAACGAGATCAGAGATCGACGCCCTCCTGCACCGGATCGACAACAAGACAAAGCCCCAAACCGGTGTCTGGTTTCAAATCCTAGGCGTCGGACTCTCTATCGCCGTTATCGCCGGCCAAATCGCCGCTTCTCGCATTTCAAGGCTAGAAGAGCAGAACTACCGCGCTCACAGCGAGATCCAGCTCTCCGTCTCCGAACTCTCCGAAGACCTCAAAAGCCTACGCAGCGAGTACAACGCCATGTGCCGCGAGTCACACGCCGAATCCTCGGCGCTCGGGCAACGCCTCCGCGCCATCGAGCGCGTCGTCTTCAACGACTAACGCCGCCAACGGTTCGAGGGCGCCACCAAAAGACCCCCTCGACGCCAGTCCGCCACCCTCATCATGTTGGCAATCGCCCACTTCATCAGACAGTCGTCGTAAGAGCCCGGATCGTGCGAGAATGACCCGTTCGCCTGCATTCGGAATGTCAGACACTCCGAAATGAAGTGCCGGTCCCTCACACGGTCCAGCACATCCGGAGCCTCCAGATAATCCCGCAGCGACTCCAGCATTAGGGGCCTTGTCACCGAGTTCGTCGACCAACCCGCGCGAGACACGCGACGGATGTCCGCGTCCGTCGCGCTCGAAGGCGTGAAAAAGTACAACGATCCGCCGTCGTGGTGCGAACGGTTCAGGCCGTAGTCCATCACGCCCTGAATCACCGCGTGCCCGTGGTTCTCACGCTCGATACCCACCAAGCAGTCGTGGAACCTTTTGTGGTACTCGTAGACGAGGCTGCTCAACTGACGGATCGAGAACAGACCGTGCGCCGCGCAGACCATTCTGCCGTTGTCGCGACGCATAATCCCGAAACCGTTGTTGTCACAACCCTTCAAGCCCTCCGAAGTATCCACGCCCATGCAGTAGCTCACGCCGTCCTGCGGCGGCTCCCACTCCATGACATACCCACCCGGCTTCAAGTCCGCACCCTCCGGCACCCAGCCATGCGAGTTCGTGTCAATCAACGCCGGCCCGCGACAGTTGTCCTTTAGGCTGAGAACCGCGCGAGCATCAAAAAACGGCGTACCAGAAATCAGCCAGCAGGACTCGTCGTCCTCCGGATACTCCTGATAGAAAAGGTGCTTGAGGTCCTTCTGCTTCTGCCGACGGAACCGGACCTGCTCCCAATCAAGCCCCACGCGCTCGATCAGGCTCCGCTCCTCCTCGTCAAGCGTGTCCCGGATCTCCTCGACGATCTCAGGCGTCACTGCCGCGCGGTTGTTCACATCCTCGAACCACGGAAGGAAAATCGGCGTCCAGTCGTTACGGCCCGACTTCGCGTCCATGTACAACTCACGGAACAACTCGCTGCCGTTCGGGGTCGTCTCCAGAACCATCTCACCGTGACTCGCCGCTTCCTGAAGACCCGTCAGCAAACCACGCTGCTTCTCAATCTGCGAGTAGCCGGGGCATGACCACGCCACCTCGCTCCAATGCACTCGCGACAGCGTGTCTCCACGCGCTGCACCTCGCCCCGAAGCCGCGCCGATGTAGAACAACGAGTTGAGACCGGGGAACTCAAGACGGTACTGGTTTCCCGGCCCCTTGATCGGCGGCGCGTCAGGGTCACGCTCATGCATCAGCAGCGCGATACGGAAGATCCTCGCGCTGGTTTCGCCGTCGTGCGCGAGCGACAGCACATTCACGTTCCGCCGGCGTGAGGCCATGTAGTAACTCAAGCCCTGCTCCACGGTCGTGAAGCCACCGCGCCGATACTTGAGCAGCAGGTACCTCGGGCGACGACCGCGGATCTTGGCGAGACGCTTCGCGGCAAGATAGCGGTGCTGGATAGGCCTCAGTCGAAACGACGCGACCCTGTTGTCGACCGTTCGGATCGACAGGTTCTCACGCGCCACTCGGGAGAACGACACATTCCCCTTCCGCGGAAGTCGCTGACCCAGCGTGTCCCGCAAAGAAGCAAGAAGCGCGTCTCCGAAACCGTCGTCCATGTCGTCAAGCATCTAGTCCCATTCGCGCAAGCATTGAAGTTTGATTTTCATCATCAATACACGGAGGGGTTCAGGAACACCACTGTCGATGTGGCGCGAAAAAGGGAGGGGGGGGGTCCCGGGCGGCGATGTTAGGGTGATGTTAGGGTGTCCGGAACCTGTACGGTGTCCGGAATCCGTACGGATGGGAAACATGCTCCGGGAACATGCTCGGGGCGTCCTCGATCCGTACGGGACCGACGCGGCCGACCCGACCGACCGGACCGACCGGGCCGACGCGGGCCGCTACGGGGCCGCCACGGGGCCGACACGGCCGACCGGACCGACCGGACCGACCGGACCGACCGGGCCGACGCGGGCCGCTACGGGGCCGACACGGGGCCGACGCGGCCGACCGGACCGACCGGGCCGACCGGGGCCGACGCGGGCCGCTACGGGGCCGCCACGGGGCCGACGCGGCCGACCGGGCCGACCGGGCCGACCGGGCCGACCGGGGCCGACGCGGGCCGCTACGGGGCCGACGCGGCCGACCGGACCGACCGGACCGACCGGGCCGACGCGGGCCGCTACGGGGCCGCCACGGGGCCGACGCGGCCGCCCGGATGCGAGAGAGGGAGGGGACCTCCGGTCCCCTCCCTCCCTCCCGACCCCTCGGCCTTAGAAGGTTTCCGCGAGCGCTTCCGAGGCTTTGGCCAGAGTCGAGCAGAGGTCCCGACGGAGGACCGCGAGCCTGCCCCATCCCGGACTCTCGCACCCGATGTTCGTGACGATGGTCAGCGCGATGAAGGTCTTCCGGTCGTCCTCGCTCAAGTCCTTCTCCGAGACGAACCCGAGAACCTCCTTCACCGTCGACCACTTGCTAGCCTCGGCCGTCGGGAGGCCCGTCAGGTAGAGGAGGAGGTCATCCTTTCCGCTCTCGGCCTTCGGGTTCCCGGGAGTCTTCCTCCAGAGGTCCAGCACGAGGTCCATCGCCATCCGGAGCGCCGATTCCTGCTTGGCCGCGCACTCCATCGGACCCTCGTAGTCGTCTCCGAAGATCGGAGAATCGTAGCAGGTCACGAAAGCCAGAGCCTCCACGATGAGCGAGAGCGCGCGCTGGTCGTTCGCCCGCATGTCGGTGTAGTTCGCCATTGTCCGTTCCTTCCGTTCGGGTGTCCGTTGCGCTGAGCGCCAATCGCTCAGCCATGGGGACCAGTATGGGGATGCGGAATTCGGCATCAATAGGGCACCCATCGGATTTCCGAAAGTAGTTTCCGCATCGTGCTCAGGATGCCGAGAATCGCCGAAACTCGGCATCGGAAATTTCCGAAGTAGTCGCATCCGGACCCCTTCCGGCGGCCCCGACATCGGCCCGATGCGCTGCTTCGCGGACACTCGCATCCATCGGGTCGACGCGGCCGACGCGGGCCGCCACGGGGCCGACCGGGCCGACCGGGCCGACCGGGCCGACCGGGCCGACGCGGGCCGCTACGGGGCCGCCACGGGGCCGCCACGGGGCCGCCACGGGGCCGCCACGGGGCCGCCACGGGGCCGACCGGATGCGAGAGCGGCCCGCCGCCCCGGTCGGGGCGGCGGGCCGCGTCAGGGTCGCCCGGGCGGCCCCTAGGGGTCGAGATCCTCGATCTCGACCCCTTCGGTCACCTTCGCGAGGAGATCCTCGAAGTCCGGGCGGCCCGCGTAGGGGCGGGTCCCCCGGAGATCCGCGTCTTCGTCCATGAACTCGATCTCCTCAATGATCCGCGCGTCGATCCGTCCGTTCAGCATTGTCCGTTCCTTCCGTTCGAGTGTCCGTTGCGCTGAGCGCCAATCGCTCAGCCATGGGGACCAGTATGGGGATGCCGAATTCGGCATCAATAGGGCACCCATCGGATTTCCGAAAGTAGTTTCCGCATCGTGCTCAGGATGCCGAGAATCGCCGAAACTCGGCATCGGAAATTTCCGAAGTAGTCGCATCCGGACCCCTTCCG